GGTTGTGATAGCAACGATCGCACCGACCAAGGTGGCCAAGACAGAAGGCGAGGCTACCTACTTCTTCACGGACGATAACCGCATCGACATGCGGTATTCGGGCGGAGCTCATTACAATCATGAGCTTTGGGACTACACGCCGGACACGATAATGACTTCGAGGACATTCTTTGGGATTCCTTGGATGACGACTGTGTTTAGGGTGGAGAAGAGGCAGATCAACGACACTCGCGCGTTGGTGTGCCTAGCGCCGATGGGGACGTGGCGCGGGATCGGAAGCATACTAGCACGTATCGGTCTCAGCGCCTCGCCGTTGGAAAGACTCAGACCCGTTAAGAACGGGTGGAGCAGCATCACCACATCCACCAAGGATGGACTCACTACATCGGTGGGCAAGGCTGGCACTCACATGCACGCCGAGTTCACTGGAGCGGAGTGGGAGAGGGTTGTCCAAGCAGACTTGTTATCCAGTCACGACGCTAATGTCGCAGCGATGGCATGCTGGCTAGGAGCCGACAGGGAACGTGCGCAAGTCGCAGCATCCTGGGCACGTGCCAACGCGCCCAGGCACACGGCTTACGTCACCGACGTCAACTACGCGGTTGAACACGTTTCCAGCTCGGTAAACAACTACGGTGATGGTGGGGAAGAGAAAACGACGGTACACGCCTTCATGGCTCCGCTCGTTGTTGGGATGTGCTACTCGCACAACGACACTTCAGACAACGCGAAATGGGGGGTGCAAGCTCGAATCACTGACCTTAAGAAAGTCAAACTTGCAACTCTCTCGCCGTTCGCCCTTCAGATCATGTCAGACTTCGTTTCAGAACTGACAAAGGACGGACCGATAGTGCCGTGCTCCTTCGACGACTTGTGGGAAGCACAGTCGCGCCCGACGCAGAGGACGATTCTCACGAACGGCGCGATGAGCGGAGCACACACGGATACGACCATCCGATCATTCCTCAAGAAAGAGGCGGTCGCGGGCCCGAAAGACCCGCGCGTCATATCGACCATCGAGGGTCGGTCAAAAGTGGACTATTCCATGTACATGAGAG